AAGTTAATTATGATGACCAACCAAAGAAGTTTAAAGAACAAGTAAAATCTGTACCAGCAATTATATTGTTTGATGAAAATAATAAACTTAAAAGGGTATGGCAAGGTGGTTTGTCAATGAGTTTAAATGTAGACCCAAAGGAGATACAAGCAATGATAAATAAAATAAGCAATGACTAAATACTTTAAAGAAGTAGAATACAAAATGGATGTAGATTTTCTTGTTAAGCTAGATAAAGCGAGAGAGTTTGCTAAAGTACCTTTTGTAATTAATTCTGCTTATAGAAGTCTAGAACACAAAGAATCTATAAAGAATCCTACATCAAGCCACATTAAAGGTTTAGCAGTAGATATAAAAGCAACTGATAGCAGAACTAGATACAAAGTCTTAAATGCTCTTATGCACGTTGGTTTTAATCGTATTGGTATTGCAGATACATTTATTCACGTTGATGACGATAAAGACAAATCTCAACAAGTAATTTGGACATACTAATATGAGTGATGCTAAACTAAGAAAGAACGGAGGTAAAGGTACATTCTTTGGAAACCTATGGAGAGGTGTTGTAAAGAACAATATTCCAATGGGAGAAACAATTGTTGCTGCTATTGATGGAGGTAATCCGATAGACGTTATAAAAGCTATATCAAAAGACAAAGATATACCAGCAAAAGACAAAGAAACTATGTTGGCAGATTTAAAACAAGACGTTATAGAGATGCAAGAGGTTACTAAACGTTGGGAATCAGACAACAAATCAGATTCATATATTACCAAGAATATAAGACCATTAAGCCTTGCTTTTTTAACATTAAGTATGTTTGCTTATGTAATATTAGATAGTTCTTTAGATGGCTTTAAAATAGACCAGCAATGGATATCTTTACTTGGCAACTTATTAATGCTTGTATATGGTGGATACTTTGGAGCAAGAACATTAGAAAAAATAAGAAAAATTAAGTAAACACTTTTTTATTTAAAAATAAATATATAACTTCGCATTTTTTTAAGTAACTATTTAAGTATTTATATTTATGTATGTCATACATATAATTATATATTAATAGATTAAAAATAAAACAATAAATAGATTAAAAATAAATATAAGTCTTGGGAGAACTTGTATTTGTTAATCTGTGTTAATAACTATATTTCTTCAATACATAAATAACTTGTATATTTGAGTACTAGATTATTTTTTCCCATAAAGTATTTTTTAGTTTTGTTTTAATTATCATTTGCATTAAGAAGGAGGGTCTAAAAGCTCTCCTTTTTAAATTTTAACATTTCTTTAACACTTTTATATGTTTTTATTATTTACTTTTACTTCATCAATTAATAATTAAAACAAATATTATGATAACATTACAAAACGAATTTTACTACGAGTCAGAAAATTTTACTCTAGTAGCACAAGGTCAATTAACTGGAACTTATAAAGTTATAGAGCAAGACTCATTTGGTTACACCATAGTAGAAGATGAAGATGGACAATACATAATAGAAAAACAATAATAATTATGCAAGTAAACAATTCAGTATGGGATGCATTAAAATCTACAATAGAAATGCATACAAATCAAGACCACAACATTACAGATGTGTTGATTAACTATCAAGTTAAAGAGAACAATGGAATTAAAAATATTATTAAATTAAATGTAACAATAGATTAAAATGGAAAAATTAAGAAAGATTCAATGCGAATTAAAAGCACCAAAAAACCAAAGAAACAATTTTGGAAAGTACAATTATAGAAGTTGTGAAGATATTCTAGAAGCAGTTAAACCTCTACTTGATAAACACAAATGTACATTAACAATCTCTGATGAAGTAAGAGAAGTATGTGGTGTATTGTTTGTTGAAGCAATAGTATTTATATCTGATGGTAAAGATTCAGTACATACTAAAGCACAAGCTGGTATTGACCCAAACAGAAAAGGAATGGACATAGCACAAAGTTTTGGTAGTAGTTCATCTTATGCAAGAAAGTATGCTTTAAATGGTTTATTTTTGATTGATGATACAAAAGATGCAGATTCCACAAACACACACGGAAAAGGTGCTAAATCAGCTGAAAAGAGCTGGTTAAACAAAGGTACTGCTGAATTTAAGAAAGTACAGACATACTTAAAAGGTGGAGGTAACATTTCTAAAGTTGAAGAAAAATACAGAGTATCAAAAGAAGTAAAAGAACTTTTAACTAAATAAATATGAATGACTTTGAATTAAGAAAAACCAAGAAAGACCATTACAGATTCTTCATCAATGGAGTAGATGTAACTGGCGAACAAGAAAGAAGCACTTTTAGACATATTATAGAAGTGATAGACAATAAAATAACAACTGGATTATAAATTAAAAAAAGTAAAATTATGAGTGCAAACAAAAGCTATTTATTAGGAGACGTAGAATTAAGATTAGATGAAATTAAAAATCTTAAACAATATTTTGAAAACGTTTTAACTTACAACGCAAAAAGAGAATTAGTTGCAAAGAAAGGAGAAGATGGAAAAGAGTTAAAGAAACTAAAATTAAGTTTTTCTATTTTTGAAGAAGGTAACTATGGTAAAAATGTATCTTTTACAATTCCACAAACAAAGGAACAAAGAGATAATGGAGAAAAGAAAAGGTATGTTGCCAATGGTAAAATTTACTATGCATCAGACAATTTACAATCTTTTGTTCAAAAGTCAGAAGCAAAGGCAGAGAAAGCAACACCAGTTGCAACAGATGATTTGCCATTTTAAATTATAAGGGAGGTGTAAAAACCTCCTTTTTTTATATAGCATAATGAAAGATGAATTTTACGTTTTAAAAATTGATAGTTATCAAACTTATGATTGGTTAATTAATAAGCATTATGCAAAGAGAATACCAAGCATATCATTTGCTTTTGGTTTATATGATAAAAACAATATATTACAAGGTGTTTGCACCATAGGAAAACCAGCCTCTCCTAGTTTATGTGTTGGAGTTTGTGGTAAAGAAAATAGTAAATATGTTTATGAATTAAATAGATTATGTGTAAATGATGGATTACCTAAAAATACACTATCTTTTTTTGTTAGTAAAGTTTTAAAAAAACTACCATCATTAATTATAGTTTCTTATGCTGATAAAGGTCAAAATCATAATGGTTATATTTATCAAGCAACAAACTGGATTTATACTGGTGCAAGTAAAGAGAGAACCGACATAGGTAGTGAAGATGGAACACATAGTAGGCATTACGATAAAAATATTGATTATAAAAAAAACAGAAAATTTAGAAGCAGTAAACATCGTTATGTAAACTTTACTGGTAGTAAAAAACAAAGAAAAAATTTTTTTAAAAGTTTAAAATATAAAATTTATAATTATCCAAAAGGCAAAAATAAAAGATATGATGCAACATACACACCTAATACACAAGGAAGGTTTTTTTAATTTTTTAAAAAGTTTATTATGTGGAACTATAAAGGACAAAGAATAAAAACAAGAGAAGATTTACCAGCAGAAGCAGTTGGGTTTGTTTACAGAATACTTAACAGACGAACAGAACAAGTTTACATTGGTAAAAAAATATTGCTTAACAAACGTACAAGACCACCTCTAAAGGGATATAAAAGAAAGAGAGTTGACTACGTTGAAAGTAATTGGATGAAATATACTGGAAGTAATAAAGAAAGTAAAAAATGGGAAATAGAAAATTGTTATAGGGAAATTATATATATTTGTTATAACAAGACAATGATGAGTTATTATGAAACAAAACTACAATTTACCGAAAACGTTTTAGAAAATGATAAATTCTTAAATGATAATATACTTGGTAAATATTATAAAACAAAAATACAAAAATATATAGATGACGAAAAAAACAAAAATACAAGATGATGAAACAAAGAGAATGTTTATGCAACTTATGGAGGATGATGCCTATGTTGATATTAGTGAAGATGTTAAATACCCACCAGTTGCAATAAGTTGTGGCACTTATAATGATATAAATCATAATGGAGATGTTGTAGAATATCATATACCAATTGGTACTTATGGTAATTTTTCTTTTATACAAGCTCCACCAAAATCAATGAAATCTTTTTTTTCTAGTTTACTTGTATCAGCATATCAAAGTGATACAAATAAATATAGTGGTTTAATAAAAGGTCATAGAAAAGGCAGAAAGATAATTCATTTTGATACAGAGCAAGGAAAGTTTCATTGTCAAAAAGTATTCAGAAGACCAATATTAATGAATGATATGCCAGATGATGATAACTACTATACTTATGCTTTAAGAACAATGAGTTATAAAGATAGAGTTGATTTTATTGATTACATCTTAAATGACAAACTTGGAGGTAAAGATATTGGTTTAGTTATCATTGATGGTATTGCAGATTTAGTTGCTGATGTAAATAATTTAGAACAATGTAATGAAGCTATACAAAAATTAATGAGTTGGACAGATGAGTTGCAATGTCATATTGTTACAATTATACATAGTAATTATGGCTCTGATAAACCAACTGGTCATCTTGGTAGTTTTTTAGAGAAGAAAGCAGAAACACAAATTAAGTTAGAAAAGAATGGAGTTAATAAAGGATGGATATCTGTTGAATGTAAAAGAAGTAGAAATAGAGGATTTGAAACTTTTAGCTTTACAATAAATGAAAATGGTTTACCAGAATTTGTAGACAACGATTATGATTTATAAAAAATAAACATTATATTGCGTTTATAGTAAATATAAAATAAATATATGAGTTTTTTAAAAGGTAATTTAGGAGAAAGTTTATGGTTAAACGAATTGTCAAACACACATACGCACATAGAAAAAGCACCAAACAAAAGATTTTATGATTGGGATATAAAAGCAAATTATAAAGGCAGAGAGGTTACCTATGAGGTTAAGTATGATGCAAAAGGTTACT